TAACTCGCTGTTGCGTACCACACGCTCCATCGCCATGGTTATCTCCGATCTAAGGATTGTGTATATACTACTGGATACATTATAATTAATGCAGACGTCTGGTGTACATACGGCAGGACAAATATATTTCTGCGTAGCGCAACGTCATGCGTCGCGACAGACGACGCTATGATCATCCTATCGAGAAAGTGCCTGACCTTTTATTCTCATCTAACATCTCAGGCGAGGGGTCTCTGGATGCTGAAGACGGTGTCAGTGGTGTGTCTCCTTCACTGTGTGGGGAAGGCTACTACAAGAGTAGTACGAAGTCATATAGACAAAATCGACTTTTTTTGACGAAACGTTTGTTTGCAAAAAACGTTTTTACGACGGACTGCAGCTCTATCCGCTTCTTACTAAACTATGCTTACGTTTATTACATTTGATCTCTAGCGTCGAACTGCAGTCAAGTACAAAGCAAGTGAGGAAAGCAGATTTATACGGGAAGACTACGACGAAAGGGTTAAAACTCTACAGCGGGAGTTTTTTCGTTCTTTTTGACACAGGAACGTTACGATCGTTCAGTTAACGTACACCACCGGCATCTAGACAGTTGCGATATGCAATAGACGTAACATAGCTAGGCCGTCGAACGTGCCGCTTTTGCACAATAGCGGTTGCAGGAATGAAAAGTCATGGGTTTTGTAACGAATCGTTACACCTGAATCCTGTCATGATACGACCATAGACTTAAAATGCTGTTCTGCAGCTGTGCTTCCTTTCTCACGTTCTGATTATCCTTTAATCGTAAAGGTTAAGGAGAAGGCGCTGCAGTTCAGTGTTGACATAAATTCACACATCTATAAGCTGCTATGATACGATGATTACGTCAGAGCATTGCGCGGGAGTTTACGACCTATGTATTGAACGACGCGTCATTACACTCTGGCTATGTTACGATGATTAGGTTATATTCATAGCGCCTATAGACCATAATTCACTGTGAATTTGCGGCAGGAGACCGTTGCGATTGGTATCCAAAAGGCCGTAGATTACCCATTTGTTTGGTTAACGCCTTTTAATAGCTGTGGAAGGCTGATGATCCTAGATCCGAGATCGTGAAAAAAGTTGTGTACTTGCACAAAAGTTCATGGTATGATTATCCCAACATGAGGCAATCCAGCCCCATGAACAAGGAGAATAACCATGGCACGCATCTACACACCAACACAAGTCCTCACCACGAGTCCAGTGGGGCAGCTCCGGCTGATCTCGAATGCGTTTGGTGATCTAAAGGGCGGGACCGTCAAGGAGATCACTGAGCATGTGGTCCGCGGTGGTCTCGTCACGAAGCAGGATCCTACCCGAGTGGTCATGTTCTACATGATCCACCTTGGCAAGATCGGTAAGGTCAAGGAGATCACGGAGACGGAGCTGAGCGCACTGAGGGTGAAGACCGCTGAGACCGTATCCACCAAGAAGGTGACAAAATCTGTCAGCAAGAAGACCGCTAAGAGGGCCTAACCATGTGGATTATGGAGATCCTAATCTGGTTGGTGATCACCAGCGCTCTCGTCCCCAAAAGATCACCATCCGCTAAGATCCCTTCCAAAACCACCCGCCGCTAATCCTACCCAAGGGGGAGACCATCACGGTCTCCCCTCCCTCTAACCACCAATCAGTTACATTTCTGTACTGCCCTTGGTTGTCAGTTCTCTCACGCACTGCCCTATTCTGTCAGTTTGTGGGTGATCCTGGAAGGGCCCGGCTCCCAAAACCGGCAATCGACCCACCTCACTCAAGCCGTCCCCGTAATTTTGCCGTAGTTTCCAGTGTTGGTTCCTGGCCGAACGTCCCTCAACTCTACCCAAGTATCTCGCATTTGCTGGTCTGGGGCCCAACCTCACTCACTCACTATCTTCTCCGGTAAGGTTTACCCAAGGACCACGTAGTGCTCGGGCATTGGGCAGGGCAGGTTAAATAAATTTAACCTAGGCAAAAATTGTTGTTTACAGAATAAATCACCCTTGCCTACAATCTCAAGCTTCAGGAGGTAACTCCGATGCTACGCGCACGCGCGTTTCCAGACAAGGAGCGGAAGACGCGGCAGTCCAAGATGTTGAGAGAGGCACGTAAGTCTGAGAAGCAGAAGATGATTGACTCACTGCCTGAGGAAAAGCGGCCACATCAGGTTGCACCTGAGAAGATCGTGGCATTTCGGTTTGACCAGGAGTTGATCAGACGGCTGGTGCTACGACAACCGCTGCCAAAGATCATCGCGGCGATGGGTGGGAAGGAGATCGAGCCACTTGTTCATGCAAGGCTTGGCGACCACGACTTCAGGGAGAGCTTAAACGAGTACACCCTCGGTGGGGTGCAGAAGCTGGAGGCGGAGATTCAGGACTCCCTCAAGGAGTTGCAGATGATCCTCCGCCTCTCGGCTGACGAGATGATGCACATTACCCTGGAGATCGCCCGGCGTAAGAGCGCAAAGGATAGTGATCGGCTGGCCGCGGTGACGATGGTTATGGATCGCGCCCATGCGCTCGTGCCCGCGCGCGTAAATGCCGGGAATCCTGGTGGGGGTGGCAACGTGTTTAACTTCGGTGCCGACGTCGTTCGTGAGGTATTGGGTACCCTCAAGGAGATGGCCGGGCCGCAGACACGCTTGGTGCCGGCGGAGAGGACGGTGGGTTCGATGACCGTGGAGGAGCGTGACGAGCTGAGGCAGGAGGCCACCGATGCGGAAGGCTAGGCCCCTAAAGGTTGTGCCGCATGATCACATACAAAATAAGTCGGTCATTAAGGTTCTAGAGGAGATCCTGGCACGCGCGAAGAATGGTGAGATCGTCGGTGTCGGCTACGTGGCCGAGTTGAAGTCGGGGTATTGGTGCACCAACTTCTCTAAGTGCCCAGACTCACGGGTATTTGCGGCCATGTTGATTGAGCTTGGGATAAAAAGGCTTGGGTTTAAGGACTAGGGATGATTGAGCCCAACATCCACGATCCGTTTGAATTTGCGATGCGGATGAAGTGGTTGGCGCTCTCCTCACTTTACTTCTTCGCGAAGGTAATATTCAAGTATAACAAGCTGGTGCCTCACCTTCACCAGCCGTTGTGCAACACGTTGCAGCGGTCCCTGGGCAAGACCGTGGTTGAGATCCCCAGGGGTCACTTTAAGACAACGGTGGCCTCGAAGTCGCTACCAACGTGGCGGGCCCTCCCGATGGAGGAGGAGGTCATTGAGTATGCGCTCAAAAAGGGGTGGACAACCCCTGAAGAGGTCGAGCAGCTTCGAGCGGTGCATAACCCTAATGTCCGCGTCCTCGTTATTAGCAGCACTGAGACGAACGCGAAAAAGATCCTTAGGTCAACGAGGCAGCAGTTCGAGTCGAATGCGCTGTTCCGCAGCCTCTGGCCAAGCTTGCTGCCGAATGAGAAATGCCGGTGGACGGACACCGAGCTAGAGTTCAATCGGACTGAGAAGTTCAGTGAGTCGACGGTTGAGGCGATCGGCGTAGGCAGCGCGCTCCAGTCAAGACACTATGATATTATGATTGAGGATGATCTCGTGGGCATCGATGCCATGGGATCTGAGACGGTCATGAAAAAGGTCATCGACTACCACGTGCTCCTTGAGGGGGCATTTGATGACCCGGATCGTAGTGAGTCCCTGGTCATTGGAAACCGGTGGGCATTTAATGACCTGAACTCCTGGATACGTGAGAATGAGCTCGATTATGAGTTCATCACGCGCTCGGCGATTGAGGATGGGAAGGTCATCTTTCCTGAGAGGTTCAGCCTTAAGGGCCTCGCCAGGATTAGGCGGAAGCAGGGGGACTACTTCTACTCCTGTCAGTATCTTAATGATCCGGTCGCGCCGGGGGCGCACGACTTCGAGCCCGAGTGGCTGCGATCATTCACCGTTGAGCTTGAGACCAAACCAGGGGCAAGCCAACAGGCCCAAAAGGTGGAGGTCTATGTCCGGGATGATGGAAAGCGCACGTATCTGGGTAAACTTAATCGCTTTGTGCTTGTGGATCCTGCTCGTGAGGGTAAGAGGGGCAAGGCCAGACACGCTGTTATCGTTGTTGGTGTCGATACAGAGGAGGATCATTGGATCCTATATGCGTGGGCGGAGCGTGGCTCGACCGATGCGATGATGGAGAAGGCGTTCTACGCCTATGAGAGGTTCAAGTGTCAGCGATGCGGGATTGAGGGTTATGGCGGCGATCAGCACCTGCAGAACTACATGAACTACAAGGCCCGCGTCGAGAAGAAGAAGATGAAGGTGGTGGTGTTTAAGAAGTCGACGGACAAGAGCAAAGAGGAGAGGATCAGGGCGACTCAGCCTCGGTTTGAGCGTAGGTCGGTCGCGCTGGTAGACTCAGACGTGGAGTTTAGAAAAGAGTACATTCAGTTCCCCTCGGGGGTCACGGTTGATCTCCTTGACGCCTACTCTCACGCTGATGAGATCTGCAGGCGCCCAGTTGGGGAGGAAGAATATGAGGTTGTGAGGAAACGAATCCATGCACTTGAAAATTCAGTCAGCAAAGTATCGGGGTATTGACATGACCTACATTAAGACCTGCAGGTTGACCATCGTGATTGCCAGCATCATCATGCTGCTTCTATTGTTATCCGCGCACGCGCACGCGCAGACGACCGCGCCCACGATGACCGTGAAGAAATTTGTTGGTGAGAACACGACATTTCTCTGGGACTATCTGGTGGTCGATGAGCCCGCCTATGCAGAGTTTCAGCTTCGTTGGACGGACGATCTCACCAAGACGACAATCATCTTGAAATCGATCCCGATCAATCTCAGGACGACCGCAATCAGTGCCGCCTTCACCCCTGGGTTCAAATTCACCTATTACAATGTTGTTGCCGCCACACCGGCAACAAGCTCTGTCAGTGCCCCTAGTAACACGGTGGCCACTGAGCGGGTTGGCCGCCCACCCACCAATCTTCGTGATCAGTAACTGGCCACCGGCCAAGGAGGAAAGACATGGGTTCAAGTTCAAACCCTTTAACGTTCCCTAGTCTGGTTCCCAACCCCCTGACTGGGGTGCTCGAGGTTAAGAGCGTCCCAACCCAGGTTGGGTTTCCATTCGCAAGAACTGCTTGGTACGTTGGTACCGGGCAACAGATTGAGACGCTGGAAGAGCTGTTCAACGTGATCCAGCCAAATGACGTCGCGTTCTTGGCACCGCAGCGGTTCGAGGAGACTGGCTTGGTGCTCGACAAGTCAGGGGTCTCACTGATCGGTTATGGCTTTGATCTCGGTGGTCTAGGCTCGGCCTTTATTGAGCCGGGTGGGGTGAATGACCCTGGTCTCTCAATCGAGGCTGATGACGTCACACTGATCAATGTGGGCGTCGCCGGTAAGGGCACCGCGGACTATGCCCTTCAGCTTGGTGATGAGATTGCTCGGTTCAGGGCGTATCGTTGCAAACTTGAGGGCCCAGATGGTGTTGCCGTGAAGATTGTTGGGACCGGCGACATCATGTTTGATGATTGTGAGTTCTGTTGGTGTGGTGTTGGGGTCGACTTCGTTGGTGGGGTCTCCTCGTTCCCAACCCAGACGCTCATCCGTAGGTCACGTTTCCACAACATCGTCACCGCCCACCTTCGCGGGACTGGTGCAACTGGAAAGAACGTGAATACCGAGCTCATCGACAACTTCCATGACAAGGATGAGTCGGCGGTCGGCCCAACAGATTACCTGTTGCTTGATGCGGCAGGTTCCACCGGATTGGTTAGTGGGTGCCGATTTGCCCATGCCACCAATGAGGCGGCTGTCTTGACGATCGCGGCTGGCATCATGTGGGCTGCTAATGCTACCGAGGCTGGTTGGTCTACCGCACGGCCTGCGTAAGGAGCAGTATGAAGCACACGTGTACAACATTACCAATCTCGCTTGATCTGACTAGTGCAGATTGGGCGAGATTGGCCTCTCAGGCTGAGTCATTCAACTCATCTTGCCAATCGACCAAGTTGACATTCACCAGGATATCAGGTGTCGGGGTCATTCCTAAGGTATTTGAGTATAAGATTAATGTTCTGGATGGGCGTATTTGGAAGCAGACCATTACCTTTGATGATCTGCGTAACCCGGCGATGACCTTTAACGTCAATGACCTGTGGAGGTTGACGGAGTTTTCACAGCAACGGACACTCAGAGATGTACTGGTGGCACTTGTTGGTTCCTACCCTGATCTAGAAAAGATCACATATGACTTCGTGTAGGGGATAAACAATGCTTGAATTTATCTGTAGTTAGCTCCTATCACCTGGCACAC